AGAGGGCTTGTGGACAAGAATGGGTATGATTGTACGTTGGTTGCGGGTAATGTGGCTACTGCTGATGGTGCGAGGTTCTTGGCTGATGCTGGTGCTGATATAGTTAAGGTTGGTATCGGCCCGGGGGCTGCTTGTACGACTAGGTTGCAGACTGGGGTTGGGGTTCCTCAGCTTTCTGCTGTTATGGAGTGTTCTGATGCGATATCTGACTATTCGGGCGTTCAGGTGATTGCTGATGGCGGGATTAAGACTCCCGGGGATGTCGCTAAGGCTTTGGCGGCTGGTGCTGATGCTGTAATGGTTGGTGGGATGCTGGCTTCTTGTGTTGAGGCTCCAGGTTTGGTTAAAGAGGTGGATGGCGTGAAATTTAAGGAATATCGTGGTATGGCTTCTGCTGCTGCCGGCTCGAGGTACGTTGAGGGTGCGGAGGGATGGGTTGTTTGTGATAATGATGTTGGTTCTGTCATGACTTCTATTTCTAATGGCTTGCAGAGTGCCATGTCTTATGTTGGGGCTAGGAAGTTGAATCAGTTTAGGGAGAATGCCCAGTTTGTTCCCGTATCGCCTTTGTCGATTAAGGAAAATGGGGCACATGCCTATTCGTAAAGTTTTTTTTAGAAATATGGGTTTGGTCCGCTTTATGACGTACTTATGTGGTAAAATGGATATAAAGAAAGTTGCCAATGGCAACGGAATGGAGAAAAAATGAGTAATGTAATAACTTTAGATGAAGCAAAAAATACTATAGCTGAAAAAATGAAAGATACTGAAATTGTGTCATTCGCTTTCAAAGATCTATTGGTTGAAAGCAGGAGCGCATTTACGATTAACGGTGATAGGGCTAGGCTTACGGATGGGGCCGCTAAACAGTTTTCTGAATTGATTAGCATTCCTTACCCGTATGTGAAGCGTAGCCCCAATGATTTGGTGGCTATGAATTACAACTACCATATCAACGAGACACCTAATCGTCCCCTTAATGCTGTATTTCGGGGTGGTACGGTATCTTCGTTTTCTGAGTTGGATCTACCTAATGTAGATCATAGTGATGTTTTAGAAGCAGCAGCGAATTCTGTTGGTGAAGATGCCAGTATTAAGCATTTTCGTCTCAACGATGCTGGGGAGATGGGTGCCGTTATTACTACTGATGAGTTTAACTTCCTGACAGAGGACACACCGTATTACGGTGGAGTTAAGATTAAGTTCTCTGACACTTGGGCGACACATCCTGTAGTTGAGGCTTATTTGGAAAGAGAGTGGTGTACCAATGGTTCAACTACTCAGATTGACAACCGCAAGTTCCGTGTTCGTGGTTACAGCCGTGATGCTGTGGTCGAGCAGTTCGCAGAGTTTGCTGGTTTAGCCAAACAGCAGATCAAACCTATGTTCGATGGGTTTATTCATCTTCGTGATGAGAAGGTGAATGACGTAAGAGGTACTGTTCTTAGGATTTGTCAGGAGAATGGCATTCCTACGAAGGTTTTCAATCGGATGATGGAGTATTGGAGTGGAGAAGGCTTTAGGTCTACTTTCCCGAATCCAGAAAACATTGTGAATAACCCGACGATGTATCATGTTGTCAATCTGTTCACGTATGTTGGGTCACATTGTCCTGACATGTCGCCAGAGCATAAGGAGTTGCTGATTGCTATCGGTGGCAATAATGCTTTAACGCATCATGACCGTTGCAACTCATGCGGGACGCGTGTCTGAGGTACAGTCTGAGCGACTAGTTGAAAGGGCTGTCCAGTCATCTTCGGATGAAAGAGGCGAGCGTCTTCTGTGGTTGTACAGTATGAATGAGTATCTTGCAAGTAGGGGAACTAATGCTGATGTTGAGTCTGCTATGAAAAAGTTTTCTATGGCTCAATGGGATAGCAGTCCCAGCAAGCATGACTTTACTAAGATGTTTCATATTGCAATTGCGTCTCTGCGCAAGTCTGTTGAGACAAAGCTTATTCAACCTATAGAGAAAACCTTAGACAAGGATGAAGAAAACCGTATTAGGGTAAAGAGGGAAGCCGCTTCCCTTAAGAGAAAGTCTGCAAAAGGTGACAGAAGCTAAGTATAGTATAGTTTATGCTGATCCGCCTTGGGACTATAAAGGGCAGAAGCAGCACGCCGGTGTCGGTAAACCCGATACCGGCGCTGCTGTTTCTCATTATGACACGATGCCTATTGAGGACATAAAAAGTATGGGTGTCGTAGATATAGTTGACAATGATGCTTCTTTACTGTTTTTGTGGTCTAGTAGTCCTCATCTACCCCAGGCACTCGATGTCATGTATGCTTGGGGGTTTGCTTGGGCTACTGTTGCGTTTGTATGGGATAAACAGAAAGTTAATCCTGGGTTCTACACCATGAGTCAGGTTGAGTTGTGTCTTGTTGGCAAGATGGGGAAGATTCCCCAGCCTAGAGGGACTAGAAATACTCGTCAGTTGATAAGCGAAGAGCGTGGAGTTCATAGCGCTAAGCCAGCGGAGGTAAGAACTAGAATCGAACAGATGTTCCCAACTCAAAGCAAGATTGAATTGTTTGCAAGAGACACTACCCCCGGATGGGATGTTTGGGGAGATGGTGTTGGTAAAACAGAATGGATATTTGAATGAAGAACACATTAGGTGTTATGATTAATTGGGGTACTGCGGTACAAATTTCGGCATTTGTTGTATTGTGGGCGTTGTTCATATAAATGTACTCAATTTGGAGGAATATTAAGATGACATTTGATCCTAAAGATAGTGATAAGACCGACAGCGATTGTGGGGATGACGAATTGTATTGGAGAGATGAGATGATGGGTGAACACCCTATTCTCAATCCTATTGGTGACCCCTATCATCCTGACGGTTTATAGGGTATAATAGAGTATGACAGATATCGTGGTTGAAGAGGAATCAAGCAGTCAACTGACTCTAATTGACAAATTGGAGTTGGTTGATCAGGTTGGTCAATATCATATCAAAGGGTACAATGTCACAGAGATAGCGTCCTTGCTGGATTTAGAGCGTAGTGATATTCGTACATATATTGAAGAATTCAAATTGATCTTGCATCGTGAAGCGGAGTCTGATCCGTATTTCTTAGAGCGTGTTCAGTTGAATACCATTAAGGCCTTAACGGAGTTTGACGAGATAGGTAAGGAGTCATGGGAGACTGTGACTATTGCTACAGATCACGGCATGGTCAGCGCCAGAATCCAGGCTTTAAAGCTTTGTGCTGAGGTAGCCCATAAGAAGGCTCAGTTGCATCAGTTGATGAACAATAATCAAACTGATGTTGAATATGTAGCACGGATGCAAAGGGCTGAGTCTGTAAATAACTTGTTGTCTAAGATAATCCGTGACGTTATATCTCAGTATCCAGAGATTAGGGATAAAGTTCAAAGGGATTTGGCTGATGCATTTGAAATTTTGGATCAGAATATAATTGAGGCAGAAGCCTCGTCCGTATTTGAGACCTCTAATAATATAGTTGACGCGCCTTTACCCGCAGAAGAGCTATCCGGTAATGATTCCGTTCAAGAGGGAGTATAGCAGACCATGAGCGATTACATGGGGTTAAACCTTGAACTAGATGATTTCAGTAGGCTACTGAATCAAGATGAGTTAGTAGAAGAGCCTGTCCCATTAGAAGTGTTCGTCCAAGATAAAAGGTATTTGAATTTACCTCCGTTGTCTGAGATTCAAACTGAGATAGTAAAACAAAGTACACAGATTCTTAAAGAAGAAACTCTTCAAAAACTTATGGGAGATGAAGAAGGCTCTAAGTATTACAAGGATTATACTCAGAATGAGGTTATATGTCAGTTAGGCAAGGGATCTGGAAAAGATCATTGTTCTAGAATATCGATGGCCCGAACTGTTTATTTCTTACATTGCTTAAGAGATCCTTTGGGTTATTATGGTAAGGCTCCGGGCGTGTATGTGGATTTGCTTATACTTGCCGTTAACGCTCAGCAGGCACAGAGGGTTTTCTTCGAGCCATTGAAAAATCTTTTATTGAACAGTCCCTGGTTTAATGATCAAGGATTTGAACCGAGAGTAAGTGAAATCTTCTTCTTCAATAGGCCAGTAAGATGTTTCTCTGGTCACTCTGAGTCTGAGGGATGGGAGGGATATGAGGTTATGACAGTTGTTTTGGATGAGATTTCTGCATTCAAAATAGATGCAGAATTGAAAGGAGAGGTAAGGTCTAAAGGCTCCGCTTCTGCAATCTACAATATGAGTAAGTTGTCTGTCATGTCTAGATTCCCCGAAGTCGGCAAGGTTATTCTATTGTCATTCCCCAGGTATAGAGGTGACTTCATACAGCAAAGATATGATGGAGCAATTGCGAAAAACGAACCTAAAACTTGGTGTATTAAAGCATCAACATGGGACGTTAATCCTACAATTAAAAGACATCAATTGGAATCAGAATATATCAGGAACCCTGTAGAGGCTAGAGCAAGATTTGAATGTGAACCACCAACTATGGAAGATGCTTACTTTAGGGATCCAGATCGTGTAAGGAAAGCATTCATGTATCATGAAGAACCCATAGACGAAGAG